TGTCCAGCGGCGCTTTGGTCGCCTTTTCTGAAAGCTCTTTGATGCGGCGCAACAGTTCGGCCAGATACGACACCGGCGGCGCGGCTTCGCGCGCGCCCGTCGTCATGTTTTTCCAGAAGTCCACCGCCTTCTGCTGGGCGGTTTCCAACCCGTAAGTCACATAGGCCACGAGTATCTTCGAGGCCGCCAGCGCCGACGCAAAATCCGACGTGTCGGTTGGCAGCATGACGCTCTTGGCCACGTCCAGTTCGCCAAGCCCAATTTTGGCGAGGACACTGTTCGCCATGCGTTGCAACCCGTCGAGCAACCGGTTGAACGCCGCCGACAGCGTGTCCACAAACTTCTGCCCGGCCCAAGACAACGCCGCCAGCAGATAAGCCGCCACGGTCTGGAACAAGTGAATCATCTTCAGCCTAAACTGTTCCAGCCACAGCATCAGCCACGGCATTAAGCTGGCGAGTTGTTCTTTCAGCCATGCCCACAGTTGCTTCAGTTTTTCCCACAAGACGCCGAGCAATTCCAACAGCGCCCCCTTCAAGAGGCCAATGTTCTCGGTGAACGCCGCCGGAGAAGACAGCGTTTCCTTGATGAAGGCCGCGACGCCGCGCAAGTAAGCTCCGGCGTTTTCAACCTTTTCCAGAAACTTCTCAATCCGATCAGTCAACCCGGTCGTCAAGTCGCCGAGAAACTGTTCCACTTGGTCCCGGATGTTCGACAGCCTGGTCCCAATCAAGCGCCGGGTAAAATCCACGCCTTCGCCAATGGAAGCCGTGCGCTCCATCAAAAACTGGTACAGCTTCCCTTCTTCGCGCGCCTTGAGGATTTGCTCGCGCGTGATGTTCAACCGTTGCGCCACGGCTGCGTGACGGTCAATCGTACCGGTCAGTAAAGCGTTGATTTCCTGGCGGGCTTGCCAAGCCGGGATTCGGAGCGCGTTCATCGTCTGCGTCATCCGAATCACCAGATTGATGGACTGCTCCATCGAGAGGCCTACCGTGTCGGCCATTGCGTAAACGCTTTGAAGCGCCTCCGCCATGTCCAGAAAGCTGCCGGGTGCCTCGACCGCCTTCTGTTTGAGCAGTTCCACGGCGGACGCCGCCGCCGTCATGGCGTCTCCGAAATCTTTGAACCGCTCGGGGTGAGCGGTCTTCATCAAGGCCGCAATGGCCGCTTGGGTCTCGCGGACTTGAATGTTGAATTGAAGCCCCCGGTAAGCCGCCGCCGCGCCGGTCAGCGTCCCCACCGCCGAAGTCACCAAAGACGCCATGCGGACAAAACTGCCCGTCAAGACGCCGCCGACATGCGCGGCCAGTGTTTGCACCCCCAACCCGACGGCGCGCAACCCGGAAACCACCGTGGTAACGCCGGTGATTCCCAAACGAAGCGTCAGACTGGTTTGCGCGTTCGCCATGTCAGAATTGCGCTTCCCTAACCGTCGTTTCGGCCAGCCGCTTGAACGCTCCGCCAACCTGCCGGATGCCGTCCTTGCTCCACGCGCCCGCCGCCGCGTTGAGTGCCGTCAACCCCATCCGTCCTTCGCGCCGCATCACCGCCGCGCGAACCCGGTTGGCTTGCGCGGGCGACATGTCCAGGACTTCATCCCACGTCAGTCCAACGCAAGCCACCAAATCGGCAACGAAATCCGCCAGCGTCGCGCCCGTCAGTTCAAGTTCGGGATTTTCACCCCGTGCTGACTGGCCAGTTGCGCCATGCGCCGGTTCCGCTCGTCCGCCAGGGCCAGCCAGCGCCCGAAAAAATCGGCGTTCACTTCATCGCAAGCCCGGCTCAATTCGACAAACGATTCTGGAGAAAGGTTGTCCAGAAAGGCTTCGTCTTTGCCGGTGCACAGCTTGATTACCGCCGTCGGGTCGCCAATCGCCAGCGCCAGTTCGTTCATCCGGCGCATCGGCAACTGTTTGACTTCGACTTCGATTTCCGGCCCGGCAACGGTCTTGACGCGCATGACGCGCTTCCCGAGCACCGTAGTCAAGGCATCACTCATAGCGTCTTGGGCACTGGAGCCGCCGCGAACAAGAGGCTGTCCGTGTCCGGCGCGGGATTGGCCTTGCCGATGTAGCGGAACGTGCGCCCGGCGTTGCTCGCGCCCGCCGTCACCTTGACGGCACGGTGCCGGGCAAAATGAGCCGATTGGTTCGCGTCCGTCGCGCGCGTTGGCGTCGCCGAGCAAACGAAGATGCCGTTGTCCGGCGAACCGCCCGGCGCGGCCACGAGGATGCGGTCGCCCGCAACCAGAGTCACGCCATCCACGATGTCGCCCGGCTCCATTTCGTTCGCGGCCAGCGCCGCCGTGCTGCACACGCGAACGTCCGTCCACGGCGCGGGCATGTTGTGCCGGTCGGGAGGGGTGATGGGGGTAGGTGCGGGCATGTCAGATTCCGATGTTGTTCAGCGGCGAATCCAGCAACGTGGCCGTCAACTGAATCTCCGCCAGTTCATTCTCGCCGCCCTTCAAGGCACCGCTGGCTTCGACGTGGCAGTAAGCGTCCATCGTCATCACCAGATTGTTTTTGTGGTCGTAATACTGAAACTTCAACCATCCGTTGATCTCCCCGGCGGACAGCGGGGCAAACTCCGTGCTGGATTCCGTCAGCTTGCCGGTCTTGAAGAACAGTTCCAGCGCCAGCGGACCAAGCTGCGACAACGTGAAAGTCAGCTTCACCGTGCGCTTGCTTTCGAGCACGTCGTACAGCTTCAACGCGCCGGGCGACGGCGCGAAGACTTCCACCTTGTCCGTATTGGTTTCCACCGAGGCATCTTTGATGATGCCGCAATAGCGGTAGGAAGCATCCGTCGCTCCGGGCATGGAGGTGCGGGAAACCGTGCCGTTGGAGGGGACGGTGAACGTATCACCTTCGCGGGCGAACCAAACGTGCGCCCGAAGCAGCCGAGAACCCAAGTTCATCTTACCAAAAACAGCGGCGTCCGCTTCACGCGGCGGTCACAACATGCTGGTACTGGAAAACCAACGCCATGCGTAACACGCCGTTGACCTTGCCGAAGTTCAACACCGGGTCTTGAGCCAGGCTCAGCGGGCAAAACGTGCCCGGCGGCGTCTTGCCCAAAAGGCCGTCCATCAAGTCTTGAACCACACGGGGAGCCGGCTTCCCGAACCCGCCCGCGCCGCGATTCACCGGGACGTTTTCCTCCACCACCAGCACGAGCAACACGTCCAGCGCCGCCGTGGAGCGGTCCTGGTCGGCTACTCCGGCGGTTTCCGGCATGACAACCGTGACGGCCAGCCCGCGCTTCTCTCCGGGCACCGTGGACGCCCGCAAAGCCGCTTCCCTGCCAGCCAATCCGGCAAAGTCGCCGTCATCTTGAAGGACCGGGATGCCCGCCAGTTCCGGCAAAGCGGCGATTTGATCCGCCAGCCATGCTTGAAGCTCATCGAGTCTCATGAGAACAGCCTGGAAATCAGCCCGGCACCAATGCTTTTCCCGGAAGCGAACGCATCGGCCAGCGCCTCGTCTTCGCGCTTTTGGACTTCTCCGGTCAATTCGGCCAGGGTTTGGTCCAAGGCTTCGCGTTCAATCCGTTCGCGTTCGGACACCGCCCATTCTGTGTTGGAAATCATTTCCAGAACCGGCCCGCCCGCCGCGCTTTGTTCGCGATACTTGCCCGCTCTCCGGTGCCGTTCCGCCCACGGCAGGACGTCTTCGTGCAACGCCAGCGCCGATTCCGCCCAACTGCCCTTGGCCAGCCCCACCCGGTCCAAGACGCGCTTCAAGTACGTCCTCCATTGCACTCGGTCCAGCGTGAAAATGCCGGTCGGCGAACGCACCCGCCCGCGCGCATCGCGCGCTTGCTGGTGCAATTCCGGCTTGAACGGAAGCACTTGAGCGCCCTTGAACGGTCCCTTTTTGATGTTGGCGAAAATGGCTTGCATCGCCACGTAGTCGCGCGCGCGAATCACTTGCTGAATGCGCCGGTCGGTAAAAGTCCCCGGCGTCAGCAATGCCACGGCGCGACTCAAGTCGCGGCGCACCGCTTTTTCGCCCTGCCGCTTGGTGCGCGGCGGCGTGAACCGCATCAGTTTCCACACAACGCGCGCGCCCACGCGGCGCAAGGCTTCCCACCGTCTGGCGCGCGCGCGCACCAGATAGGCCGACAACTGCCGGCTGATTTCTTCGGCGTTGGTTTGAGCGGTGATGTTCACGGCTTGGACACGGTGCATTCCAGTTGCACCATCACCGAGTCGGGACGCAAGACTTCGCGTTCGACGCGGTAGCGGAACCCGCGGTCATCGGAAAACCATGATCCTTCCACGTTGGCGTTGGCCGGGAGTTTTCCCAACGGGACGCGCACCGTGACGGTCGTTCCGGCTTGCGGTTCCAGCGGGTACTGACCGGGGTGCAACGGCGCGCCGCTCGCCATGATGAAGCCGCGAAACGCCGTCACTCCGTCGGGCATGGTGAATTGACGCCCCGCGCCGACTTCCTCCAAGACCGCTACCGCAGCGGCAATGCGTTCTTCGTGCAAGCTCATGAGAAAAGAAGCCGGCTCGCCGAAGCAAGCCGGCTTCCCGGGGGTGCGGCTTGGTGGGTCGCGCAAGCGCGGCCAAGCCGCAAAAGGTTCTCAACGTCACCGCCGCGTCCCGGAAGCACCGCGCAGCTTCGCCAGTTCGGCATTCAGCCGGCTCAGTTCTTCAACCAGCGTCCGAACGTCCGGGTTCGAGGCCGCCAGTTGTCGCAAGCGTTCCTCGCGCCCCAGCCGGTCTTGAAGCTCCCAAACGCGCGCCAGTTTGTCCGGCGTGACCGTCACCGGCGGCGGGTCTTGCGGTTCAACGTCTTTCGCTGCCGGTTGAGCGGTGACTTCTTCCGCCGTTCCGGGTTCCAGCGCGACTTCTTCTTCGCGGCGAGGAGGCATGGTCAAATAGCCGTCAAATAGCCGTCAAATTAGCCGTTGGTCCGCAAACAAACCATGCCCGCGCGGCGAGCGGAAGACAATACCAGTTGCCAGTTGGTCACGGTTTGCAATTCGGCGTTCGTGGCCGATTGGCCGGCGGGCGTCCCAGTCCACTTCGCGCCCAACGGGTGCAACACGAACCGGGTGCGGTCAATCACAATGGCGTTGTTCTTCATCCGGTCCTGCCACAATTGCAGCGAAGCCACGTCAATCACGTCGCCCAGTTGCGGCTTCTCGCCGTAGGCTATCACGCCGTTGGACAAGAGGTAGGTCTCGTACACGTACCCGCTGGTCGTACCGGCGCGCGCCAGCAGGTCGCTTTCGACAATCGGGATGCCCCGGTAAGTCTGAATCGTGAACGGCCCGCGAGACGCGGACTCAAAAGCCGTCACGTCTTGCTTCTTCAGCGACGCCAGAATCACCGGGTGCACCAGCATCACACCGTTGGTCAGCAAGCCGGCCAGTTCGCCCAGCATTGCCGTCGCATCAATGAAGCGAGAAACTGTAATCAAGTTGCTCGAACCAGCGTTGTTGCCATCCTCGATGAAGGCGTCCACGCGCATTGCCGAAAGCGCGCCCGGCCCGCCCGCCGCGCCGTAAGAGCCGAAGAACCCGCGCAGAATGGCCAACGCCGTCGCGTTGCGCCGCTTGGCGCGGATGGTGCCAATGATGTTCCCGATCTCCGCGACAGGGTCCGGCGTGGAGCCGGGCACTTGCGCGGAAAGCGCCGTCGCGCCGAGCGCAAACTGGCGGTTCAAAATCGGAACCACCATCTTCTCCGCCGCGAGGTTCTGGACGTTCACGTCCACGCTCTCGGCTTGAATCTCGTCCGTGGTCGTGTCGGAAATGTCCTTGAAGAAGGGCATGTTCGCCGACGCGCCAGGGCCGGAAGCAATGGTTTGAGCGTAGTCCGTGCGCGCCACGGCTCCGCTGGTGAACAGCGACGGGAATCGCTCAAACCCTTCGCGGGCAGCTTGAATCCAGAGGTCGGGAACCCAGAGGTTCGCGATTGCGGTGGGGGAGTATGCCATGTTGTTTCCGGTTGAAAGTTAAGCAGCCAAAGCCTCGGCCAGCGTCTTGTAACCGCGCGCTTTGAGGACCTTCTCGGTCAAGTTTTCCGTTTGTTCTTTCCGAGCCGGCTCGCCGCCGCCCGCCGTATCGCGGACGCCCAGCGCCTTCAGCCGTTCGGCGACTTTCTGCTCCAAGCTCTTTTCGGCTTCCTCTTTGGCCGACAAAGCCGCCGCCGCTTCAGCTTGCGCCTTCTTCACGTCCGCCTCCAAAGCGGCCACGCGGTCGCGCGCGGCCTTGAGTTCCTCTTGAGTCCGAGAAAGCACTTTGTCTTTCTCGACCAACTTCGCCTCCAATTCGGCAATGGAAAGCGCCAGTTCGGCGGCGGTAGTATCCTTGGCGCGTTCCGCTTCGTTCAGCTTGGCCAGCAAGCCGTCACGCTCTTTTTCGAGGGATTCCAGCTTGGCGAACAAATCGTCTTGCGAGAGCTTCTGTGCGCTCATCATTCAATCTCCAAACGTCCGCTTCAAACCTTCCGGCTGGCCAAGTTTCCGGCCAGCATTTCAGCGAACCACCCTTCGCCCAACCGGTCCACCAAGCCGTGCTTCAAAGCCGTCTTGCCGTAGTACACCTTCCCGTTCAAGGCGTCCCGGTTGACGTTGGGCCGCCGCGCTTCGACTTCTTCCCGGAATTGCTCGTAAGCTTCGTCAACCCGTTCCTGGAAATAGGCGCGGTGCGCGTCGTTCAGCGGAAGCCCCGGCATTCCGGCGGCCTTGTAAGTCCCGTCGCGGTTGACGAAGTACTCCACGCGGATGCCGGCGTTTTCCAGCATCTTCGTCAAGTCCACAACGCTCGAATAGACGCCAACGCTGCCCACGGAAGCCGTGGGCGTGGCCACAACTTCGTTCGCCTGGCTGGCCAGCCAGTACGCCAGCGAGGCGCATTGAGTGTCCGTGAACGCCACGGTGGGCTTGGCCGCCGCCAGCCGCCGGATTGCCGCCGCCGCTTCCGCGCCGCCCGTGTATGCGCCGCCCGGACTGCGGAAATGCAGCACAACGGCGCGCGTTTGCGCGTCCGTCGCCAAGCCGTTCAACAGCTTGGTCAGTTCCAGCGTGTCCTTCATTCCGTAAAACGATTTCTCCAAGACGCTCGGCCCGGGGACCAATGCGCCGGTGATGGTCACGGTCGCGACGCCCAACCCGTTGCGCGTCACCGGGAAGTCGGGCGGATTCGCGGCAGGCACCGCCGCGTCCATTTCCGCGCGCTCCCAAGCTTGGTCGTTCAGCATTCTGGCGGCTTGGGCAATCCAGAGCCACAAGTAAGGTTCAGGCAACATCGGCACGTCATTCACCAGACGCGCCGCCAGCGAGAATCTCGGGTTCATGTTTCAGCGGTTTCTTCTTCTTCTCCTTCTTCCGGGCGCTCCCAGTCCAATTTCTGAAGCCATTCGGGCCAGTCTTCCCGAGTGTAAGTGCCTTCCGGGGCCAACTCGTAGGGCGGGTCCGCCGAACGTTGCAGCACCTTCTTCAGCGGCGAGAATTGCGGATGCTTCTCGCATTCGGCCAACACGGCCTTGACGGCTTTCGGCTCGCAAATGCCGGTTTCCAGGAATCGCGTCAACGCGGGCAGCTTCAGCTTGCGCGCGATTTGCAACGCCTTGTTCGCGCCGGTCCCGGCATAAACCGCGCCCAGCGGATAATGGTCCTTGTCGTAAAGGAAGATGCTCATGCGTCGCGCACTTTCTTCCCGTCCCAGTCGTACAACGGCTTCAAGGAATCTTTGCGGCGGACACAACGCCCGCGCTTAATCAAATCCGCAATCACCGCGTTCTTCCACTTCAAGCGATCTTTCTTTGTCGCCAGTTTCTTCTCGATTTTGTCGTTCCACTCGGCCACTTGCCGCAAGTGATGCTCAAGCTCGCGCCCGCGCCGCAAACCGCCCCACAAAATGATGGGCCGGCTGCGGATTTCCTCGGTGGCTTTTTGCAAACGTTCCCGGTTTGCGGCCAGCCAGCCGGGCAGGTCGCTCAACTTCGCCAGCGCGGTCATTTTGTTCAAGCGGAAGCTGCCAACGCCCACTTGAACGAACCATTGCATTTGGTCCTGTTTGATGCGCTTGGCCATTTCCACCGGGCCGTCCGGCACGGGCGACTTGAACGCCACGGTAAGAATCAGCCGCCCGGGGTTCTTCTGCGAGTCTATGATTTTCCGGTTCAGCGAACCCACCGGGTCCAGAAAGTCCGGCGGGTGCATCGTCAGTTTGTCGTTTTTGTTCTCGAACAAGCCCTTGACTTCAATCCCGAAGTCTTTCGACACGGCGTCGTAAGGCTTGTTCAGTGTCGTCGGGGCCATGCCCTTGACGTACTTCGACACGTACTGCGCGGCGAACCCGGACAACGCGGTCTTGAACGGCGAATTGCTCTTGTGCGACTTCTTCGCGCGTTGAGCGCGTTCTTCCGATTTCGCCGTTGCGTCACTGGCCGGCTTCTCGGAAGGCGGCGGTTCTTCCGGCTTCTTCCGTTTGCGACGGCGTTTTGCCTTCTTCTTTTTGTCCGCGCCTTCGTAAGCAAAGCGGCCATGCTCGTCGCGCTTCTGATCGGGGCGGCCGGCGAAGACTTCTCCGGACGCCAGTTTCGCGCCCGCTTCTCCTTCGTTCTCGCCGGTGCTTTCCGGCGCGGCGGGCTGAAGCTCGGGCGGCTTCGGCGGCGTCGGCTGCACGTCGAACCCGTAACGCCGCAGCATCACGTCTTCGGGCAAGCCGGCGGCGCGAGCGGCGGCACGCAACCGCTCCACGGTTTCCAAGTCTTCGCTGACGCATTGCGAAAGCTCGTCCACCCAGTTGTCCCCGGTTTGCTCGTGGTACGACTTCCGCGACTTCAACCGCAGTGAGTAGGCTTCCCGGTTGGACCGCTCCACGTCGCCGATGTCAATCGTGGCGCGCGGCGGCGTTTGGAAACGCACACGGTCCCACCCGTCCATCGGCGGCAAGCGGCCAGCGGCGATTTCCACGGCGGCCCATCGCCGCCAAAGCCAGGCGGCGAACCGGCTCATGGCGCGCACCCGCACGTCAAACCGCCGTTGCGCCTTGCCAATCACCGAGCGTTGATTCGGGCCGGTCAACCGCTCGTCCAGGAAGTACGCGGGGGGCAGCCCAAGCCCGGCCACGAACCAACCGCCCAGTTGGGCGATGTAGTCCATGCTGTTCTGGCCAACGCTCGCGCCCGTCAGCGGCTTCAAGCTGCCTTGAATTATCGGGATTTCACCGCCCAAGAGTTGGGCAACCGTCAACGCCTTCGGCGTCTCCCCTGAAGACACGGCGGGCGCTTCCGGGTCTTTCCAATCGGACTCGGCCAGGGCTCCGTTCTCAATTACCGCCGTCAGCGCCGAATGAATCTTGGCGCTCAATTTGACGAACGTCTTGGTTTCCTGGGCGTCGCGCAAGTCGTTCAACCCGCGCCGAAGCGCCGACAACCCGCGAAACCGCCCCGGCACGTCCGGCTCCATGAGGAGGAGGAATTGGTTCCGGTCGTAAGTCAGCGGCTCACCGGTAAAGTCGTTTATGACACGATACCCGGCCACGCGCCCGGCAGCGTCGAACAAAACGCCGTCCCATTCATTCTCCAAAGGTGGAAGCCCGTTCAAGACGCCCCCGCCAATCAATTCGGAAGGCCACAACCGAAGCCGCAATTCGCCGCCCTCCAATTCCGCCGACACGCCCACGTCACCGTCCAGGTCAATCGCGTAGCACAGCGAACGGCAAAACTCGGCATAAGCCGTCACCCCGTCGAAGCCGCACCGTTCCGCCCACGAATCGAAGGCGTCTTCGGCCAGTCGGTTCCACCCCGATGAATCCGTTGCCGGGCGCGGCCAAACCGGCGACGCATGATTGGCAATCAGTTCCAGCGCCAGAAACGCGGGCGAGTAGTTGTCCAGGGCGTACCGGCTCAACGCCGACAGCTTCAACCGGTTCACGGTTTCGCTGACTTGAAGCTGCCGCCGCAGCCGGAGCGGCAACATCCGCAGTTGAATCGGAAGGTCCGCCCGGTTCGGCGAAGACCGCACCGCCTCGAAATAAGACTGGTCCGCTACAGGCGCTTCAGCGCGCGCTTCGCCGTTGCGCCGAATGACCAGCCGAAACGGGCCGCCAGGCGCGGAGTTCTCCAAAAAAACACGAAAGCTCATACCAGCGCCCGGTTGAATGCACACCGCAATCGCGTCACCCGGTTCCCAAAGACGGGGTTGTCCGGGTCGGGTTGCGCGGCCAGCCATTGCAAAGCCTCATGCGCCAATTGCATGATTTCCATTGGCGAAAGCCCGTCCGGCAGCGTCCAGGACGTTTGCGTTCCGCCTTCGGAAAATGAAATCACCGTTCGCCCGTTGCGAACATCGCTCGCAAAACGCCCGAGCAAGACCTCCTCGAGGACTTGCGCGGGCGTCTTGGGCGGCGTGGCCGCCTTTCCGTGCAGCGAAGCCGCGTGAACAAAGGCTTCAACCGCAGGCGTAGAAGGTGCTTGCGCCATCACTTCAAACCGCAGCGTCCGCTTGCGTTGCCGCCGATCCGCCGGGGTGGACCGTGGACGGCTTGCGAATGACGCCGGACGGGAGCAAGTTGTTAATCACCGCCGACACGAGGACCATGACTTCGCAGTCCAAATAGTGATTGTCCGGTCGGAATTGCCGCCATTGCCAGTGAGTTCGCCCGCGCGAGTCCTGGACGGCCACGCGCCGTTCAGCGGTCAGTTGCTTCAAGTAGTCATCTCCCGCCGCCTTGGGGATGGTCCAGTCGCCCACCATGCCCCGGTAGCACTCGGCCAGAAAATCTTTGGCCGTGTCCGAAGCATATCGGTACAGCGTGATGCGCCGCCCGGAGAGAGTGGTCGGGTGCCGGACGCTCGCGCCAATGTTGGTGTCCACGTCCACCTTGGCCCACAAGCGCAAGACCGTCTTGACCGCCCCGTCCGCCGTCATTATGCGGTGAGGGAAGTGCGCCACGTTGTCGCCCTTGAACGGTTTCCATTGCGATTGCAGGCACCAGTGATAAACTTCGGACGCTCGGAAGCCTGAATCAATCACCGCGTTGGCCAGCGGCACCTTGTATTCCTTGCGGATGCTTTCGAGTTCGGCGTAGGTGTGGCACCGCCCGTAAGCAATCAATCGGCTCGCGCCTTTGGCTCCGAACGCGCGAATGATCCAGTAGTAGTGCTCGCCGCCGCGCGCTTGTTTGTCGGCGGCCATAAAGCGGGCTTTTTCTTCCGGCCATTCTTCGCCAAATCCGTAGTCGCGCCGTCGTTCTTCGAGAAAGCCGAAGTCCACAACTTGCCCGAGGGCTTCTTCCCACGGAATGCCCAAGGTCTCGTTGTAAAACTTCTTCAGCGGCGCGTAGTCGGGGATTTCCGCTTCAACGCATTGCAAGGCGAGCAGGTATTCTTCGAGAATGCTTTTCCAAGACACCCACAGCGGCAGCATCGCGTTCCAGTGGAACGATGCACGGTCGGAAGGCGCGTTCGGGTTGGTCGCGACAAACCGGCCCTTCCGGTAAATCCACCGCCGCGTTTCCGGGGTGTCGGCCATCAAGTGTTTGCAGTGCGGGCAGCGCAGCCGCAGCGTCTTTTCCAGTTCCGGGAAAATCCAAACCCCGTCTTTGCGCGTGGCTTCGGTTTCCGCCCAGTAGAAGTTCTCGAACAACAGCGTGAAGTCCTTGCCGCAGTTCGGACATTCCACAAACCATTTCCGGCAATCGCCCGCTTGGTATTCCCGGTCTATGTCATCCCCGGACACGTCGGGCGTGGACAACAGCATTTCGCGGGCATTCCAGAACGTGCGCGTTCGCTTCAACACCAGCGCCAGCGCGCCCGGCGGGTAGTTGCGAATCTCGTCGAGGAACAGATAACGGATCGGCTTCGATTGCAGTTTGGAGGGGGAATGCGAGCCGGTGAAGTACACCTGGCAGGTCTGGAACAGCAGCGTCATCCCTTCGCGACGCGAGAAAAGTTCGGCGACGGGCTGGCAGTGCATCACGGTCGGCATCACCCGGTCGCGCAAAAAGTCGCCCGCTTCATCGCGCGCCGCCATCACCCACATGGTCGGGCCGGGGTCTTCGGAAATGCTCCAAGTCAGCGGGCCGAACGCCGTTTGCGTCTTGGCGGACTGCGCCGAGCACATGACGACGACGCGGCGGCACTTTTGCCAGGCGTCCATGACGTCGCGTGACCAAGGCGAGCGTTCGGAGCGCCACATGCCGGGGAACGGGCTGGTGGAGTCCACCATCAAATGGTCCTCACACCATTGCCATACCGGACGGCGGTCGGCGGGGCGCATGGCCCGCACAAAACCGGCCAGCAGCGGGTTCACTTTCCGGCTCATGTCATTCTTCCGCAGGTTCCAGCGCGCCGGTGTTCTCCGGCGTGCTTTCCAGAATGTCTTTCAAGATGGTCGGGAGTTGGTGCAGTTGGCCGAGGATTTCATCTTCTTTGCGCTTCAACAGAGCGTCAATCTCCTCCACCGTCAGCCCGAGAAAATCCGGCGCGGAAAGGTGTAGCTGGACAATCACTTTCCGAATGGCGGACGCCAGCGCCGCGCCGGCGCGCGTCACGTCTTCGCGTGGGACGTAGTGCCGCTGAAGGACGCCCAGTTGGTATTCCAGGCGCGCGATTTGCGCCATGAGCAAGCGCGCCTTGAGGGCCATCAAGTCTTGCTCGTCCCCGGCTTCTTCGACCGCCGCGACCGCGTCAATGCCGTGCTTCCGCATCCACGCTTGCCAAGCGGCCACGTCATGCCGCCCGTCCGACTTGGGCTGCGGCGTATCATCATACCGATTGCGCCAGTTTTGCAAGCACCGGCGCGTCACGCCAAGGATGTTAGCCAGTTGAACCCAAGTCTTGGCGTATGGCTGGCCCGCTTCCGATTTCGCTTCAGCGGCGTCGCGCAATTGCGCCAGTTCGGCGGCGGTCAAAGTCTCGCCGTTTTGGAGCCGTCGCGCCAGATTCGCGAGATTCTTCGCCAAAAGGCGGCGCGCCAATTCCGCAACGTCTATCCCGCCGATTGTTTTTTCGCCTTCCGCCATGCTGACATTTCTTTACCGCTAGGCGTTTCCCCAAACAATTCCGTTCAAAGGCATGTTTTTGTGGACGCCCTCGTCTCGTGTGTCCACAATGCCACTCGTGAAACAGAAATTGCCAGACTTGCCGGCGCTAACAATCCGGCAACCGTGGGCCGAGTTTGTCATTGCCGGTTGGAAAACCAAAGAATGGCGTTCCTGGCCGACCGACTACCGTGGGCCTTTTTACGTCCACGCCGCCGCCCGGCCAGCGAAGAATCTCAAAGGCGTCTTTCGTGAATACTACGAGGAACACAAAGACGTTTTACGATACGGAGGGCTGATCGGCATTGCCGAATTGCTGGACTGCATCCGCGACGACAAGAGCGGGCTCTACTTTTTCCATGTTCGCCCCGTCCGGCGCATCCGATTTATCGCCTTGCCCGGAGCCCTCAAGTTTTTCCGGCTGTCCGCCGGAATGCGCGCTTGACTTGCTCAAAAAACGTTCCAGGATTCTTCCGTCCACGTATTTGGCATCATCGTACCCGAGCAATTGCATCACGCGGCGGCGGTGATCGTTGCTCTCGAAGACCAAGACCGTATAGAAGCGGCGGTCGTCCAAGCTGACCAGGCTTTTGTGCATTTCCTCATAGGCTTCGCGAAGTGACTTCAGACTTTCCACCATTGCCCGGCGTTCTTCTTTCCGCTCGATTTGTGGGACTTCGCCGAACAAGCGCATGATATCGTTCAAGTTGAACCCGGCGGCCTCCAATTCCAACCCTTCCGTGTCCAGGACTTCCTGGAGTTTTTCCAAGTCGAAGTCGCCGCAGACTTGCGGCGCGTTCAACGCCACGTTGATTTCTCGCTCGCGCACCTCGTCCACGTCCACCACGGCGCAAGTGAGGACGTAGTCTTGCGTGCCTTCGAGCGCGTCCAGGGCTTGAATCCGCTGGTGCCCGCCGACAATGTTTCCGGTGCGCTTGTTCCAGACAATCGGCTGAACCAGGCCAACCCGCTCAATGACTTCACGCAAGCGGCGCTTGGCGTCTTGCGTGATGGTGCGCGGGTTGTATGGCGCGTTCTTCAAATCGCGCCGGTGGACTTCGGCCACGGGGAACACTTGAAACGCGGTTGTGGCCACGCCGCGATTTGGTTCAGCGGTCTTATTCTTCCGTGACGAGTCCTTCTTCATCAACGCCTTTGTTTTGCGGCAGCATGGGCGCTTGCTCCGTGTTTCCGTCCACGCCCACGCCATAGAAGTCCCGGCGCGCCACGCAAGCTCCGATGTACGGAAACCAGCGTTCCAACCGCCGGAAGTCTTCCGGGTGCTCGTCGTGAAGCCAGCAAAGCCCTTTGTGATGCAACCCAACCCCGGTGGTAGCGGCTCGGTTCGAGTACACTTCCGGGCGATAAAGCCCGTGCTGTCGTATCCAACCGAGAACTTCCGCTTTCCGCCAGTGTCGAATGGGGTGATGCACCGAGCGCCAAATCGGGTCGGCACTGTCACGGCAATTGGCGAAAAACTGCCGGCGGTTCAACCCGTCGCTGTCCTTCATTCCGGTCAAGACATGGCGACACCCGGTCAAATCCATCCCCCATGCAATGGTCCACTTGAGCGGCGGATCGCGCTTTAAGAAGCTCCTCAAAGACGGTGTTGCGTCGCAGAAAGCGCCAACCCATTTCCAAATGAAAAAGTACAACTTCGGCGCTTGGACTATTTGGACGCCGTACTTTTCCTCCGCCCAACGGATAGGCGCTTGCTCAATTTCCAAGTCCGGGACCGTGAACTTGAAGAATCCCGTGACACGAGAAGCGCCAAATACCCGGACGGCAAGGTCCAAAGTCACGATGGAATCCTTGCCGCCCGAGTAGAAAACGCAAACCCGGTCGGATCGCTTGGCCAATCGTTCAAGCTGTTTGAACGACTCCAGGTGCGTTGAACGCATTCAGCGACTCAGCAACAACTTTTGCCGCCGGTGCACCGTTTGCCTTTGCCTTTGCTCTTGCCTTTCATTTCAGTGGCTCTCGCTCCCTTCTTCAGCGTCTTCCATCGCAGCGCGGATTTCAGCGTTGGCAATGCGTTTTGCCCAGTACTCGTTGCTGCGACGCCTCTGTTCCGCAGTCATCCTTCGCCGCCGTTCCTCCGGCGTCAGTCTTCGTCTCCTCACAGCGGCGGTCACGGGCTTGACTCTGGTGCGGTTGGGCCGTCGCGGCCCTCTGGTTTGTTTCTTCGCCATACTCAAACGATTCGGACACGTCCGCGCCCGCTTGGAACACCAGACGGACAAAAGCAAGACTTGGCTTGTCGGAATCCGATTTTGCGCCGTCCGTTTGTGCGCGTGGCACCAAAAAGAACAGCGGACGCCGGATGTCGGACGCCGGACGCCGGATGCCGAATGCCGGACGCTTGGAAAGAAGACGCCAAACCGAAGATTTTTCAACAGTTGTTCTTATCCAAACACCCGCCTTGTTCTAATACTAATGTCGGCATAAGCCAGACTGCTACTTTTCGGAGCCTCTTGACTTCTGTGTCAATTGTGACACAATGGCTTTGTTCTTTGGGCGGGCCAGACAGGCAAGGCCAAGACCAGAAACGCCAACGCCAAAGGTTGCCCAAGGGATGGTCAAGGAAAAGACCGAAAAACCCGGGACCGTTCGGGACCAGCCGTTGAGGCCGAAGATGGAGCAACCGAGCGGCGGCAGACGTTAGGCCAAGGTTGCGGGATAACGCAGCGGCGGAGTGACAACCCCATAGAACCTCCGCCCCGCCGGAAGACCGCAACCGCCGTCGAGGCTGAGGCCGAGATGAACCCCCAAAGTGATGCCTGGTGAAGACTGGGCGACGGGCGGCACGAGCTTTCGGCGCGCTTGAAGGTGCCCGCAAGAGCGGCGCGCGAAAACAAGACGCCGAAACCGAAACGAACCCGTCAAATGCTTTGGGCCGGATTCAAGGCCGACAACGCCCCACATGACAGCGACGGCACGCCCGCAACTCTCACCTCCCCGTGGTGCGGGCGGACCCGGCGATTGCCGGTGACCAACGAGAGGAAAGAAACCACACACACACACCATGAGAAACCAAAACTGCTACGTCGAAGCTCAAACAAACTACGGAGACGAGAAAATCTTCTTCTCGGTGTCTTCTGCCATTAAATGGCTGAAGAAAGTAACGAAAGGCGACGAATACGCGCAAGGCTACTTGATAGTCCACGAGCACTCGATTGATAGTGAAGATTGCGAGTGCTATCAATATCTAACGGACCACAACCCCGTTGTGGTCGGCGGGCGAGAGTATTGAACAATCAATTGATGCTGCCATGAGTTTTGAATCAATCTACCGCGCCGTTGAAAGATGGGCGCGGAAAAAAGCAAAGAAGGCAACCGGGCACCGCGCCGGTTGCCGATGCGTACACTGTTGCCGTGTGCGCGTAAGAGTAAAAAGAGCGTGGCGTCGCTACGCCATGACTTGCCAGTGACTCCCAGCACGGCGGCCTGCTCATGCGGGCCGCCCTCTGGCGGCCACGAAGGATCGCCAACAGCGTGCCGCGCGCCGGGCGTGGCACCGCTGGCGAAACCGTCAACCCGGCATTCATCGCACAACACCTATGCAAGAACAGTTCGTTCAAGTGTCACTCTCAATCCGCGTTTTTCCAAACACGCGGACTGACAAAGAGTTGACCAGTTGGCTGGTCAAAGAAAAGAAGACCAGCCTCAAAGCGGGCCGTTGGGTTCGACACAAGTTGAATCCAGAACGCATGGAGCCCGTAACCAAGGTTGCCGGCGAAATCCGCCGGCGTTTCGACGAGACCACCCTCTGGTGGGCGCGAGGGCTTCGATTGGTCCCCGTTGCCGTCCTGGAGGGATTCAGGAAAGAGTTTGAACAACGGCAAGCCGATTTTCGGCGCGCCGTTAATGACTTCGTGGCGGCGTACCCAGACGCCGTTGCGGAAGCAAAGAAGATGCACAACGGCACGTTCGTGCCGGAAGACTACCCGGCACCGGACGAGATCGCCGGGTGTTTCGGAATGAGAGTTGAGTATTTCCCGATGCCGGCACCGGAGCATTTCCCGCCGCAATGGTCCAATCGCCTTGGCGGCATCCTGGAAATGACTATCAAGTCTCGGTTGGCTGCTGCCGAGCGGGACTTCTGGGAACGCATGGAAGCGCCACTCCGCCACATGGCGGAGACGCTCTCCACCCCCGGGAAGAAGTTCTGGGATTCTCTCGTGGACAATGTCCGCGAAGTTGCGCTTGTGGCGGCGTCCACCGCGCGGCACTTGAACCCGGAGTTCAAAGCGCGCGCGGACGAGTTGTTGAAAATGCTCCAGGGCGTCACGCCGGACGCCTTGCGAGAAAATCCAAACCTCCGAAAGGAAATTGCCGTGTCCGCCGCGAAAGCGGCGGAAAAAATCGCCGGGATTGCCCGGCGCATCGTGGTTGAAAAAGATGTCACCGATTGACAGAAAGGAATGATATGTCACACGTGTCAACCGTAAAACTGGCCGTCAAGAGTTTGACGGCGTTGGAAGCCGCCGCGAAAGCGTGCGGAGCGGTTTTCCAAAAGGCGTCCACCTACAAATGGTTTGGACGTTCGGTTGGAGATTACCCCTTACCCGAGGGGTTCAAAGCACACGACTTGGGGAAATGTATCGCAAAAATCAGCGTCCCCAATGTCGGTTACGAAATCGGCGTGGCACCGGCACGAAAGAAAAGCGGGGAAATAATTCCCGGAGAATATGTGCTGCTGTATGACCATTGGGGACCGGGCCAAGGCCTGGTCCAACATTTCGGCGGACGGGAGTTACCCCGTTTGAAGCAAGCCTACGCCGTCGAGACGGTGAAAGAGCTTGCTCGCAAAAAGGGGTACATTCTCAACAAGACCGTCAAACCCGACGGTCGCGTTGTGCTAACTATCAACCGTTGATAGTATGAGGACAATTGAGATTACGATTGACCCGGACGGTGAAATCAAAGTCGCCGGAAAGGGGTTCAAGGGAGCGGAATGCGAAGCCGCCTTGGCCGAGTTCGAGGAGATACTCGGCCAAGTCACGGAGTCCAAAAAGACACCGGAATGGTTCCAACAGAACGCGAACACTCAAAAGCAAAGAGCGTGATGAAAATTGTCGTTCTGCCAAACGGCGACTTGCGCGCCGTTGCCAGTCGCGCCGAAGAAATGCGCTTTGATCTTCGGCAACTCGGGCGCGTCGAAAACCGGCGCGCTTCTACGGTAGAATGGAACGCGGAATCCCAATTGTGGGAAGTCCGATGGGCCGGAGCGTCCGGCGCTGTGGTTTATTCTCATCCGCGCCGGGCTGCGTGCCTGGCTTGGGAAGTGAGGCAATTGGAAAGGAGTATTGAGAATGATACTCAATTTGACTGCCGAAGACTTGGCCCCGCTGGCGAGTGAGGCCAAGTCACAGTGGGCGAAAGGCGCTTTGCGAGCGCTTGAAAAAGCCCTCGAGAGCGGCAACAAAAATGCCGCTCTGGTTTTGCCGATAGGCGGGACGGTCGTTTTCAAGACCGCCTTGACCGTCAAAGGCACGCTGTGCCCAACGCTTGTCGCGTGCCGCTGCGCGCCCTCTTATGATAGTGAGGGAAACGAAGTTGGCTTGGAGATCACCAACATTGCCGGCTGGGCGTTGAGCCCGTCTTTGCTGGCTGAAGAAGCCAAGCCGGCAATGGAGGCTATTGAGAAAGTGTTCACAGACACCTTCACCAGTCCTTGGTTCGCCGAACGCTTTGGCAATTGCTAGCGTCCGGCAATGTTGGCAACGCAAAGGCCCCCGGGTTGTCCGCCCGGAACAATCCGGGGGCCTTCTCACGATACAACCGGGCAAACCAAACCAGAAACCACACACAAAAATGAAACTGAAATCCTTGCTCAACGCCGGGTTTTCCGGCATCTACTACGTCACACACGAAGAAGCTCGAGCGGCGGCGGAAGTCGCCAAAGCCGCCGAGGAAACCGGACGCACCTTTTTGAAATGGTGCGTCACCACCGGCGTGACGGAC